AATGTCGTAGTGTGTCGTATGATTTCGCGTTGACGATGGGTTTTATAGAGAGCGAGTCACGGCATAGTGCGTCCGCGACATCCCTCACCATTCTCCACTTCTCGCCGTCAAACACGGGTTGCATGCGACAAAACACCATTTTCTCCAACTCGTCAGTGACACTCTCGATCTTGATCGAGAACCCAAACATTCTGCCCCACCCCTGTATCCTACGCTCAAACTCTGCAGCGTCCGACCTCTCCATTATGACATTCGTGTCATCCCCGGCGCAAAGGATCTCATATTCGATGTGCATCTCTCTGACGAGACTCCAGACCATGGAAAACATCAACAACACTCCGTAAAGACTGGTGTTCATGACTCCTGAGTCCAAGGTCCCGTTTACTTTAGCCCAAATGCGGCCATCATTACACCTGGCCACCAACTCGGTTATATTCTGCTGATCTAGTAGCCACTGCAGCTCCTTCTGATCCTGCCCGTCCGCGTCATTGTGAATACACCCCACAAGGACCGACCTAGCCCACTGCAACGCGGGCACACTAACATGTTGGTCGAATCTCTCGCAGTCTAAATTCACAGTGACGGGATTGGTGAATCTGGCCCACTTGTCAGCAGCCGCCTTCCCGAGTTGGAACGTGTTCAATCCCTTCGTCACCGTCACCCGCGTGCAACCGTCTCTGGCGCACAAGTTGTTAATCGTGTTGTAGATAGCCTTTTCCAATGGGTAAACAAATTTGCCCAATTCGAGGTTTGCGCGCACTGATATAGGTCGGATCACCCGGGGACACTTGCCAAGATCCTGTTTCTCTTTCTTGATAAATGCCCCTATCCGAAAATCTTCAGCACACAAAGGCACGTATTGTAAGGATTCGGCCGCCTGTTCGTAACTCCGCAACTTCGGGCCCGAGTAACGGGCGAGAAATTGGATAGTTGAGATTTTACTCACAGGTGGCGTCGATTTAACGATTTTCGTCCTCACTCTACGCATCAGCAATTTCCAGGCGTTGGGCTCCGGTTGAAGTGGGCGTACAAACCGCCCGTCTCGCTTCACATAGAACACCCTACCCATAATTGCACCTCTCATCTCGTCTAAATTGTTCCCATACACGATTTTCTGTCTGCCCGGCCCACTCTCAGCAAACCTGTGGACCTTCACCTCCTTAGGGCTGCCACGCTCGGCGCGCTCCCTGTACCGGACGCTTCTCGACTTGGGAGCCTTCAGTCGGCTCTCGGCTCCCTCGTATCGTCCGGATAACGCGCTAGCGTAGCACCCCTAACAGCTCGTAGCCTTGTTGAGACGACTGATAAGGGTGCGATAGCCGCTGTATCCGAAATACATGTCCGCCAACGCAGCCTCGGCATCATGCTCAGTTGGAGTGAGGACTAGCGTTACCGCTAGCTCAATCCAACTCGCGATGTCGTGGTTACGCCAGCGGCGTCTGATCATCTCCTTCCTGAGATAATCTCGGACTACCAACCTGTTGGCATTATGCACCCTTGAATCGCCATTGGCCGGGAAATACGCCTTCCCGTAATCGACTATGTCGAATAGGCCCCTATGCGCGATTCGCCGCCTCACCCTGGCTTGCCGCCCGATCACGCCGCGATTCTCAATCGCGACGAGATCCTCCACTCTTCCTCCGTCGACGGGGATCTGAATATGGTCGCCTTCAGGTCCATCCTCACCGGCGGCTGCTCCGGCAGCCAGCTCAGCTTCCTCATTTTCGCGGTCCACATCATTCTGCGTTCGCCGCCGAGGATCAACCAACCTCTCCATTAGTTGGTTAAAATATTCGGCATCTTCCGCAGTCACCTTGACGGGGACCTCGACCATGATCCGTCTATATACCCACCAGCAGCCGCACGGGCCGACCACAATGGGTATAAACACCGGAGCGAGGTAGAAAAGCACCAGCAATTCTACCACGATAAACAGCGCCATGGCTGTCGTGACGCCACTCCAATCTGGGACCACCATACCATCGGGAATATGGTTAATGGTCCGGAACTCCTTTCGTTGTGGTATCGCGAATTCTCTTATAATTGTGGCCATGGTTGAGTTTAGGGGGGGGGTTTTTGAATTGCGAACTACCACAACTCGTTCCTTGGCCTGCAGCTGGTATTTCTGCATCCGCGGACGGCACATTTTAGGGCTGCGCTCGCCCAAGTACGCCCACACTCGTTAGGATAAGAGTAAGATAGCGCTTATTTTGATAACCGGGACCTCTTTAACAAAAGACCTACGAACCCGAGAGAAAGTTTTAATGGACCCCTCAAAAACCAGAGCTCACGCTGCCCGCAGCGGGCATCCGCCATCAACAAAATAGGCGCTAGTCCAGTGTGTATATACAACGGCTGTAACGCGCCAACCTCGGAGCCTCCCTTAAGACTCCTCAGTTGGACCATACGCCTCCAGATCAGCTGAGAAGGTCCGGTTCCCGTCCACTCCAGCTTGATCGTCTATGCATACCATGTGCAATGTCCCG